TTAAACAGGAGCCATAACAGGAGATAGTTGACGCCATGTCACACCGCCTAAAGCGCCTTCACACATAAGGGTGATTGAACTTGAACCCGGCATGGATAGGCTGGCTGCCGTTAATCTCAGATTACCGCTATTAGATAGTGTTATTGCCACATTGGTAGTTAACGTCACCCTGTGTCCATGGTATGTTCCATTAATATTAGATATGGTTGCTGTACCAGTGATAAAGAATGCTTCTTGGCTGGGGCTAATTGTTATTGTGGGAGCTGCGGCTACAGAGAAACGTGGATTTGTCTCCGCAACGTTAACCGAGCAGGCGTTGAAAGAGTTCTTACCTATAACATGTAAAGAGCCATTAGCTTGTATGCCATTTAATACATTAGTAATAGTGCAGTCATCAATAATAACTTGACCTGAGGTAGCTACAGTACGGATACCATTGATAGTAACGGTTGGCCCTCTACCTGTAACGGTGGTTGATATAACAGTGCCACTCCCTACTACAAACGCTACGCCGTTAAGAGTGCAGTCTCGAGCACCAAAGTTAACTAGATGCACTTTATCGTTGTTATTAGCTAAGTTGATATAACATCCGTGCTCGAAGTGAACCGCATGATTTGAATCCATCAGTATGTCATTACAGGATTGAATATCATAACCAGTAGTGCCTAATACATAAGGTGCATCTGCTTGGCTCAACCCCTCTATACTGTTACCTACGACTGTTGCTGTAGGAACCAATTCCAGTCGCATACCGCCAGAAAAGCCAAAACTAAAGTTATTAGTTAACTTAGGCCATGAACTATTCTTAATGAGATATGCAGCACCGGCCCTATAATTCTGATTGGTGGCATCAAACGCTGTTACAGGATTTAACGAGTTAATTGTACCAAAGGGCCAACCATGGCAATTACTAATACGTGAAATGTCAAAACTATTAACTATCTCAATACCTGCAATACCATCAAACTTGACATTATCAATGGTATGCCGGCCCACGCCGAAGCTAGTAAGAATCTTGGCAAATCCTACAATCAACATGTCCTTAACTGTAATATCATCACGAAGAACTGTGATGGCTGTCCCGGCATACGAAGCAGCGTTAGGCTCTGGCCCTACCATAGTAGAACGGTGGATGATTAGGTTTTGTAATAAGCTGCCACCCTCCATTTTGATTGTAGCTGCAGGTGAAAGCTTAATGCGACTACCGCTAGTAATGAAATTACTCACCACTGTTCCTACTACAGGAGGAGCACCGTTAATCTGTCCAACCAGCCCTACGCCTGCCGGTAGAGTTACATCACCTGCAATCAATAGCGCCGAATTACTAGGGATAAGAAGATTGCCGCCTTTAGTGATGGGAGATCTAGCAGCTAAGGAATTAAGAGCCGCCTGTAAACCTGCTGTGTCATCTGTAACTCCATCACCAACACAGAAATCTAATACGCTAATAACTTCTTGATTCTTATTATGCTGGGTTCTTGAGATAGACCCCGTTAAAGGCTGTTTAACGCCGACAAGCTCATCACCCTTCCCATCCTCATAACTACCCAACATATCTACCGTCACAGCCCCACCCTGAGAGTCAAGGTATTGTCGGAACTGATCTGGGTCGTACTTCAAAACATTAGGGAAATAGAATTGCTGAACATTAAGCGCGTCGTAAACGGCCAGTGAATGGCCCTGAACAGTCACAAACTTAGCTATTTGACCATTGTATACAGGGAAGCCACCGGCGTTTATAAGAAGGGGTTGTTCTACAGGAACAAGGCTTCCGTCTTCATTTTCAAGATAAACTTGAATCTGGTTTGATGGGATAGTTGGATCGGTGTCGATAAGCCCGATATAAATTCGACCGCCAAATACTGCGGCAAATTTGCGCGGCATGGTGAACAACTGAGATGGCATTGAGACGACAACATTAGGTATGATGTCAGGCATTTGGTTTACTCCAGGCGTGCGTAATCCCCACAGTGGTTAAACTGCGTGGCTCGGATTTCAGGTAATAAAAAACCCGCCGAAGCGGGTGTGTCTATTCGTTTATACCGCTAAGAGTTGCCACAATTCCAGCCCTTAACATTCTCTCAAATTCAGTATTTCCAACAGCTTCTTTTATTGCTTTAACGGCTACCTTATTGCTTAAAAAACGCTTTTCGGCTGCTTGTAATGCCGCTTGCGAACCGCCCTGCTTTACCGCTATTGCAGCTTGTTGTATTGCTTTTTCAATCGCAAACCTTCCGCTTCGTGACGTCGCCAGTTTTTCTATTGCCCCCTTAGCCACTGAACCAGCAATGGCACCCACTGCGCCGCCCACAAAGCCACCTCCAGTTGCACCAACAATGGCCCCTGACGTTGAGTTACCTATTGAATTAAGTACGACCTGTGCCGCTTTTGGTAGGCCACGGTCAAGTTGTTCAAGAACGTTTTTAGTTCTCCCGGTATGCTCTACAAATGCTTGTGGTGCTGATGCCGCCTTTGCTAGGTCACCATACGCTTTGGCAATTCTGGAAAGGTCAGGCGAGTATCGACCAATTGCTTTCAAGTTTTGGCCTGATAGCAGGTTGGCAATGTTCTTCATCCCTGCGGCATCTGATTTTCCACCTCTAACCCCGTGAGAAATAGCATCGTCGAGTATCGATGCTACGGCGTTTACTCTCTCGCTAGACGGCAGAGAACCAATCATCTTATGGAAGTCACCAACCCCTGCTTTGCTGGAGTTTTGAAGCGATACGCTCGCCTTCTGGATTAGTGAGTCGCTGGCTAAATCACGCCCGAATACACCCTCAGCCTCTTTCTGTGCGGTGATCCTGGCTTTTGATAGGTCATTAGCTTTAGTCCAGTCGTCAAGAAAGCCACCTTTCTGCGACATAGCTTTCATATCGTCAGTGATTGCGCTCCTTATTTGCCCGGCAACCCTTGCGGCGTTGGCTTCACCACCCCTTATTGCTTTCTGCTCAATATCAGCAAATTTACCTCTCCATGATTTCATCCCATCAAAGGTAACTCCTCGGCCTGAATCTATACCGATAAGCTTCTTCATGTCTGATGTTATATTTGCGCCGCCAGCGCGAATCTCAGATTGAATTGTTGCCCTTGCGTTCGCCATTCGTCCGAATGTATCCGGCATAGTTGAACGAACCTCATCCCAAGCGCTCCTTTCTGCGACCCGCATATCTTCAAGGTTATCTATGATGCGCCGCTTAATTGATGAGCTTTTTTCTGATGCGGTTCCAGCCTCCGCGCCGAAATCAGCCATGCTTTTATTGAAGCGGTCTTTTATCGTGTCGAAAGCTTTCTGGTGGGCAATCTGTACATCACCCGGCGTTGAGGCAAGAGAACCTTCTGCCTGGGTGATCCCTTGGCTTCCTGACCGCATACCGGGAGTCAGGGCATTAATATCAACTCCAGTTACTTTGGCGGCATCTGCTACATCACCAGTGATATTGGATGCCTGCCGCGCTATTTCATCTCTTCCCAATTTGCTTTTGGCTAGCTGTGACACCTCTTCGCTGTTGGTTATCGGCTTTAATATTGCATCTTTAACGGTACCCGCGCCGCCGTTGATTAACTTACCTGCACTAGATAAAACACCATGTAACCCCAAGTTTAACGCTGCATTTTTAGCTGCGTTCTCTGCAAAGTCACCTTTCTGGTTTGCGGTTTCTGCCAGAGAGCCAATTGCCATATTGCCAGCAACTCCAGCGCCGGGAACCAAATAACCTCCGATAGTCTCGCCTATCTGTGCATACTCATCAGTTGGCCTATCAACCGGCCTGTAAACTGGGTCGAGAACATCACCAATCCCGATCGCGCTAGCCCCTGCGTTAATCAGGTTGGCACCGCCTTGTAGGATATCGAATGGAATATTTGCAAGGCCGCGCCCAGCTTGCTCCACGTTATCCATGAATGACGGTGACTGCTGCTGTGCTGATTGTTGCTGAGGCTGGGCGATGTTTCTAGGATATGCAGTATAGAACGCTTGCTTTACCTGCTCCGCTTGTTCTCCCGCTTGAGGGGCGACAACCTCGTTAAAGTATTGCTCCTGCGCGGCGGCCTGCTGATCTGGCGGTAGCTGCTGGTATTGCGGAGATGCGATTACATCTTTCCATGGTTTTGCCATTACTCACCCCATAAAGTGGAGAAGCCACCACCTTGTTGCTCAGGGGTGGGTACGGATTGAGCTTGCTGCATTGGAACGCCAAACGTTTTCTGAGCGTTAGCCAGTTTCCCGCGTAATTGGCCCTCAATTCTATCCAGAGATTTGCTGAACTCTTTTTCACTCATCTTCGGATCAAGTGCACCGACCGCATCAGTCAGCTTTTTCCCTTCAGCATCGGATAAAGCTCCCATGCCTTTCATTGACTGAACCATTGGCAAGAATGTTTGCGCTTTGAAGGTATCCAGTTTTGCCTCAAAGTTTGCGGCGTCACCGCCTGGTCGTGTTGGTAGCATTGATGACATACCAACGGCGCTTTTAAGTCCGGGAGCCTCTTTCAGCTCTTTGATGGTATCCAGTGCTGTATTAAAGGTGTCGTAGGTTTGCTGAGCGGTTTGTTGCTTAGCTAGCTTCGCATCCTCTACTTTTTGTTGATTCGCCACTTGCTGCTGTCGTAAGCCATCAAGTTTCACCTGATTAGTTTCCCGCGAAATCTGGCGATCGAGCGCTTTATCTTGAAGCTCTGCGTGCTTTATGTCTCGGTCGAGAGATGAGTTTTGCGCACTAATATTCTGCCCGCGCAATGTGATGTCCTGCCCACGAGACTGTAACCCCTCGCTAGCCTGATTACTGCGAACTGTTTCCGTCAGCTTATCTCTGTCAATCTGCCGCCCGGCAGCCTTGTCTTGAAGGTCGAAATACTTTTCTGGCCCAAGAGCTGATAGGCCAAGGTGATCGGCGAATTCACCAAACCCTTGCGGATTCTGCTGATACATAGTTGCAACATCGCCTGGATTAATTCCCACACGCGCTAAATCACCTGCGCTAGACTTCAACCACTCGCCCATAGCTTCGGGGCTTTGTGCGGCTAGTCTGGCAGTAGATGCAAGATTTCCTATCGTGTTGCGCTGGTCCTCGTCGATAAAACCCATACCATTACGCACAGCTTCAAATTGATCAGGATATTGAGCTGCTATATTCCTCATTGCCCCTCTGTCACCAGAAGCGTAAGCGCCCGCATAAGCCTGCTGGAATTCTTTCTGACGCTCCTGCTGTTGGCCTTGTTGGTACTGCTGCTTTAAACTAGCTAGACCTTGTAACGACTGGAGTCCAATATTGTTCCCTCCAGAGCGAGTAAATTCGTTATTATCGCGAATCAAAGAAAGCGCGGCGTTAACGTCACTACCTTGGGGGGCATTAGAATTATTTGTACCGATACCAGCAAGCAACCCACCAGAATTACCCTGGTCCCATGTAGCCATTAGAATAACCCCCCAAGTAAACCTAATCCCCCGCCAATTGCTGCCCCCCACGGGCCGCCAATAGCCATGCCTGCCGAAGCACCACCAAGAGCGCCTGTTAACCCAGTCTGCATACTTGACGGCTTGTTAGCATTTGCAGCGGATAGCGATGCCTGTTGCTGATAAATGGAACCCATGTTATTAGCATAGGATTGCCCAGCATTAGCCTGACCCTGCAAAGCTCCAAGCCCAATATTTGCTAAGTTCTGGGCATTATTCATCTGACCACCAAGCCAGTTTTGCCCCAGTTGCGGAGCGATAGTCGCTAGACCATTACTTGTTGCAGTAGACCCAAGTCCACCAGTCGCTTCAGCACCTGCTAGCTGTTGATATCGTGCTTGATCTGCCAGTCCTTTGTATTGGCCTGAGTTGTAATAGCCTTGCAGCGCTGAGTTCTGACCTTCAAGTGTTGAAAGCCCCTGAAGCTGATTAACGTATTGCTGTGCCATTGGCGTAAATGGGGCAAGGTTATTCATCACAGTTTGCCATTGCTGGCGCTGTAAATCAGTTTGCCTATTTATAGCATCAGCCTGTGCTCCAGCTCCGTTATCGCCACCACCACCTTTGCAGTAAACGGCGCGGTCACGAACCTTGCTCATTAGTTGAAAAATTAACATTGAAGAAAATCCTCATATTGGGTTCGCTTAAGCTGGTATAGCGTCACGCCAACCGGCTTGCCGTTACTAATGTATGCATCGTCCAGATGACCGATACGCTCAGCCCCGAGCAGTCTGATAAGCGCTCGTCCATATTTCGTTGAGTCGGGAACCATCGTTACTGAGTTTGTGAAGGGGGAGTTTTCAAGTAACCAGCGGCAAAATAACCTGTGGCCATCAAGGGCGTATTTCCCCCGAAATCCGGGGTCATATATTGCGTGGCACTCAACGACGCTATGCCAGAAAGTTCTAACCTCATGCACGCCTACCAGAAGAAGCCCCTCATATATTCCGAGATACAAAGCATCTGGCTTAATGAGGTATTCACTGCCGTGATCGACAATGTTTCCTGTGATATCTGGGTTATTTAGGAATGCACGAAGCCGCCCCAAGTCGGGGATTGTTCGTAATTCCATGAGGGGTTCTCTAAATTAGTTGATTTGACCGTGAGTGCGCATCGCATCTTCAAGCGCTTTAATGCGCTGTCTAGCGGCAATTAATCCATTAGCCAGCGCTGTAATTTCAGCTTGTGAGTATGTAGTGCCAGTGGGGAATGCAAGGTTGGCGTTGAATGCAGATTTAAGAGCGGTACCGGTAGATGCCATCCATCCGGTTTCACGCGGCCCAATAACTTTAAGCCCCGCCACTTTGTAGGAAACCAATGCATTCACTGAATCGGACGATTGTATTTTGTCAGTCGTTGGAGTGGCTATCGTTCCAACAATTAGCGAACCACCACCGGACTGAATTACTTGATTAACTGCTGCTGACTTAGATAGATAATCACCCTCGATCGTAGTAACTCTTGCATCCAGAGCTGTTACCGCTCCCTCCACAGTCGTTACGCGGGTAGTTAAAGTAGCGACATTCACTTGGATTGACGTTATTGCCGCCTCAGCATCAATCACCCTTACCGTCAGACCGAAAATAGCTAGCGCATTAGCGGTGATCCTTGTTTCGTGGTTTTCCAGTGTGACATTCTGCTGGTCATTCTGCTGCTGTGCATCATAAGCCCCCTGACTTGCCTCATTCGCTTTTCCAGCCACATTACTTAAGTCAGTATTCTGCTGTATGACGTAGAGGAAATATGCCTGAGAAAAGTTTGAAGGAAGGATAGAGGCATCAATGCGGGTGTTAGATATGGTGACCGGGGTGTTTAAGTCTGAGTCTGCCATTATTCTATCCTTACACTACAGTCTGATAGCGTCACTGGAGAGCTTGTTATCACTCTTATCTTGAAACCAATGTTCTTGCGAATTCTACCTACTCGCCGCCACAGGACGCGCTTATCATATTTAAATGGAGCGTTAGCAGATATCAATTGCTCTCGCCCGTAGTTTGACCCGTCTGTTGTTGCTGAGATAAACAACCGCTCTGCAAACTGAGATACACCTGTAGCCGACTCAAGCTCAAAATCGAACACTCTGGCGTTGTCGGCTTTGAACATTGGAGTGTAGAGAAGGTGTTCTGACTGCGCGTTATATTGGCTGGATAGATCAAACTTCAACGACCCTGTAACTGGTTCCAACTTATCACCGACAGTTATCTGATTACCTTCAAATATGAAATCAATACCTCGGTAAACATCATCAGAAAACCCTGTTTTCAGGATGCACCACTGAGGGCCATTCTTGCTTGCTGATGCGTCGTAACACAATACATGGCGCGGAAGATGAACTATTAATAACTCATGAGCATCAAAACGGAGCGCCTCCATAACACCAGTCGATAATTCATCAGCGGTATATTCGCGAAGTATTTTCTCAACCGATGCCGAGGCAATGGCAACCGCCTGACCTGAACTCACCATATAGATTGATGGGGCACCAGTTGCCTGATGACTAACAAATGCTAGGGTATCTGCAAATATTGCTTTGCAATACGTTCCGGCAATCCCCTTTTGAACCATTAGTGACGGTTGAGCAACGTAGATAGCAGACGATGAATCAGTTGATCCGGTAAGTGAAAAATATTCAATCGTTGACGTGCCAAGCATCACTACAAAATCACGCCATACCGCACAGCCTTGGATGCCGTCAGGCTGGGACTCAGCAGCATAGAAAGGACGGAATCGGTCAGGATGTGATTCATCTTCTAAATCTGTGACACCAAAAGTTCCAGTACCATCTTTTACCCAAATATACCGACCTCTCAACCGGCAAATATCACGAACACTCCCAATGTCATATTGGGCAAAGTCCCCGTCAGGCCAGTTGCTGAGTGTTTTGACTGTCTCATCATAACGATAGAGCGTCATCGCACCGTTGGCGGCTACCGCCTGACTTGTTGCACTGAATGCCATACTGACCCGCCCAGAACCAGAGACATTCCCAATTGAAGTATTGCCGCGGTAAATATTATCGCCTAAAACGCGATAGGCGGCGTTTTGTGATGCATTAAATTGAGCATTACGCGATACACCAGCAACATCAGAACGTTTGTCTATGCCGGGGAATGAGCGCAGATAACCAGCAGCATTCAATACTTCTTTTGACGTCGCCAGCATGTTCACCGGCAGTAAGTCAACGTAGTCAGCATTGCGGAAGTCTTTGCCCAGCCCTTTAGCTAGAGGGAGTTGTGTCGTCGGCATTATCTTCTTCCTTGTTATGGAAAAAATGGACGCCTATCCAGTTTGGGTACCGGTTGCCAGAACCAATAGGAACGCGGTTTCGATAGCGTAGTTTTGATGTGCGTTGCTTGAACATCGATTTGATTAATGTTTCCTTGCCAAAGCGCGCCTTTGTTACAAGAGATGGTGAGCCTTCGATCGCGTAGTCAGGAAGGATACGCAGAGCAAGATTTAGGATGACTGCATTCAGCGCGTAGGCAGGCAACCCATGAGGATCTTCCGGTGCAACTTCCACCCCGTCATCACTGAAGATATACCCAACATCGATACCTAGATCAGTAGTGATTAACCACTCTGCCATCATCATCTCTAAGTCAAGCAACCCATCAGCTACGGATTGTGGCTCCACATCAGTTAGCGTTGCATCAGAAGCAATCGTTCCTTTTCGCAACGCGTTATTTACCAGATCACCTTTAGTCGTTAGGTTCATCAGTTGCCGCCTTTTTGCGGGTTTTCTTTGGGGTATCAGGCTCAGGCTCAGGCTCAGGCTCAGGCTCAGCAGATGATTTTAACAACTCATCCGGGTGTGCAACCCATCCAGCATCTAGATACTCACCAACTTCATCAGCGCTGATGATCTCAAAGTCATAACCAATGCCTTTCCATTTTTTAGTGTCGCCATGGCGAAATACCATCTGTGTCATGTTCTACTCCAAATAAAAAAGGGGCCGAAGCCCCTATTTGTTATGCCTGATTAGCCAGGCCAACGCCGATTGCTTCAGGTCGTACAGCACATGCTGCATACCACAGAGCAATACGACACTTACCGGTTAACGTGCTGATATCACCCTGGTAAGCAACAACCCCATTCAAGCCAACGCTCGGGACACTGAAGCTCTGGGTTTTCATGCCGGAGAACAACTCATGGTTGATTGGAATAGGCTGGGATACTAGGCGGATAGAGTCATCGGCCCAGAACACGTTAGTCGCCGTGGTGGTGGTGTTCAGAATGTTCACCGTCATTGCGTTGGCAAGCGTGGTGTTCACGTTTGCATAAGCTTTCTGCTCTGGGGTCAGAGTCACATCACTCAATGCGATAGGCTTAGGTGAAATGGTCACGTTCGCACCATTCACAGCAACAACGGTAAACGTTGCATCGTGAGTCAGTACGTTTTTTGCCATCTGCGCCAAGAACTTAACGCCAGTGAATGAAATCTTATCGCCACGTTTCAGACCAGTGCCAGCGCTTAGCACAACAACAGCAGTACGGTTATCCACGTTCTCACGGTTACCGTCTGCGTCAGCTGTCCATGCCAGCGGTTTGAATGACTGAGCACCGGAAACTGTCAGGCCGGTAGCTGTGGAAGCGGTTAGGGTTGGCAGCTTTGGTGAACGAAGAACATCATTGAAGCCAGCGACCTGTTTCTGAATAGTGCCTGATTTATAGGCATCTTCAGGGATGCGACCAAAGAAGTCTTTGCTCGCCAGATCATGGCCTGCACCTTTGTAATCTTTCGGGTTGAAGAAGTAGCTCAGTCCAGCGCTACGGTTCAGCTCTCGAGAGAATACCAATTCTTCAGCATCTGCAACAAAGTCCCAGCCAGTGGTGCCGGTGCCAATTGCGTCAGAACTGGTAACAACCAGAGAACCCATATCAACAGCTTGCTGGGCAATTGCTGTCTCTACGTTATTCGCTAATTTCTTACCTGATGCCTGAATACGACGGCGCAGGGATCGCTCATCACGCAGATCATCAGCACGAAGCGAGAAGAAGTCGTTATCTGGCACGCCAAGGTTACACTTAACAGACAGTTCCAGAATACCTGTCGCCTGCCCTGTCAAATCCCAACCGGTCTGAGTGGGTGCTTCTTGTTCCAGCGGCATCCATACAGTGTTTTGAGAGCGCTGCATGTCATTGCCTGGTGGTTGATATTTCTCAACGCGCTGAGCCATCGGCGTGAGGTTTTCCACGGTTTCGATAATTTCATCAACCATGTACGTGATTACTTGACCTTCATTAAGAGCCATTATTTGATTCCTTTAAGCTGTGATTTTAGCTTGCGGTAAAGTTCCGTATTGCCCGCTGATGCGGCCTTATCGATTTGCTTTTGCAATGCATCGACGTTAGCCGCCGTGACTGATCCTTTTATTCCGGTATCAGCCTCTGGAGCGTCGGAGCGTTGTTTACCGCGTGGCTTGAGAGTTAAACGTTCTGATAGTCGAGTGAGCTCAATCAGCGCTTGCTGCCCGTTCATTGCCAAAAGTTGGCGCACTTTCTCTGGGTTAGCACCCAGGTGATAAGCCATGGCAGCGGATTTCTCAGGGAATAGCACCATGATGTCAGCCGCCACTTGAGGTGGGACCAAGCTCATGAACGCGTCTTCTTTATCCTGATAATCAGGAAGGTTTAGTTTCTCCGCTGTGTCGTAGTGCTTACGGGCAGCCTCGGCGTATTGCGCTGATTGCTGGGTGTACTCCTGAATCTTGCGGCCTTGCTCAGCTACGCCATTACTGCGAGCATCCATAGCCTTAACTTGCCAATCACTATTGGCGGCGCTGAATGCTGCAAGTGCGCGAGACTGGTCATAGTCGTACTTCGCCAGCGCTTCATCTGACAGGAAGTCATTAACGTCTGGCTGTTTTGGTAGATCAGGAGTAACCCGCAGGTTCTCCGGCACCTCGCCGCGCTTAACGGCTTCCATCTGCTGCTCAAGCTCGCGTTGACGCTTGCGCTCTAGGCGTTTAGCTGCAAATTGCGCGTTAGTTGCCGGGTCTTGTTTTGGTTTCTCATCGTCTTTCAGGACAATCTCGAAGCCATCTTCTTGCCCTTCGCCATCGATGGCATTATCGATTGGCAAGCCTTCAGCGGATGCCGCCGCTTTAACGCCGGGCAGGAGTTGTTCTTCAGAAGCCTGAATTTCGTTGGTATCGTACATGTTTAGCTCTCTCTTATTGAGGAATCTCGGCTGCTCTGCCGGAAGGTTGATTTGCTTGCTGCATGATCTTGGTTAAATCCATGCGGCGGGTGTGTGTTTGGCTTGCTCCCTTAAGAAGCAACTCAACATCAGCTCTGGCGTTATCAGTCTGCTTCTGTTGGAATTGGCCTAATAGCTCCAGCATTGATCTAACCTCCTTCTGCTTATCGAGATCTACCGATGCAAGTATCTCGGCAATCTTGGCATTGGAGAGTTGAATGTCTGCTTGCGCTTTCATTGCATCAACTTGAATGCGTTGCTCGTCATTCATAGCTTTCTGCAGGTCTGCTTGGCCAGTTAACAATGCGCCCTGGGCGAGCTTATCTTCCGGACTTGGTTCTTTCGGTTGCTGCTGAGCCTCTGCAACCATCTGCTCCTCTTCAGGGGTTTCAGGTTTCTTGAGTCCCATCATTACGAGTTTCTTGTTAGCGTACTCGCGCATCATCTCAACACCTTTGCCATCCAGCAGAGTGAAGTATTGAAGCAGCAACATTTGATACTCTGGAGTACCTGGCTGAACCTTGCCCATCAGGTCAAGAATTTCTGCCCGGTTCTGACTCTTCATGCTTTGGAATGACGGGCCAGTGTCGGTGTAAGTTTCGTAGCGCCCACGAACATCATTAAGCGTCACCACTTGCCCTGTTTGATAATCGACAACCTGATTGAGGACTTCGACATCCTTCTCGGTGCCATCTGGCATGGTCATCATAACCTGGCGTGGAACGTCATAGATGTCGTTGACCATTGAGGCGTAAATCTCACCGTCACGTCTCATCGCTGTTGATAAGTTGTCAAGGAAGACATAAGTCTCCATGTCTGAGCGTGCGTTGAGTTGATTGATTGTGTCGAATGCCACTTGGCTACCAGCGGCCTCGGTATCCACACCAAGACTGGCCACCTCTTTGACTGCTGCGGTAGCGGCCTCAAGCATGTAGGCGTTAGCCTGTGGTACTTCTGGGTTATCTATGTAGCCAATTGGTTGAACTGGCAAATCCCCGCTACTCTCATCAGTGCGGTTCATCAGGTAATACGGATACTCATCTTCTGAGTTGTACATGTGCTCATAGCCAGCGATCTGCTCAGCCCAGAATATTGGTTTCTTGCGTGGGGATCGGGCAACTATGTCAGCGTTGAAGCTCATAATCATGTTGCGTAAGCGTTGACCATCTTTAGCTAGGCGCACAACACCCTCATAAACTTCTTTATCACCGACAAATGACCATTCGCCGAATACCGGAACAACAGGAAGGTGCTGACCGGCGATATCAATCGGGCCTTTCAGCATTGCTGAGTTAGTAACCAGATACTTATACACTCGGCGACGCGTTATCTTCTTCTCGCCAACCTTGATGTAACCAGCTTCTGCTAGGTCATCAATAACGTCTTTGATGTCGCGCTTGTAATAGCTGACCATCTGCCCGGTAACAGGCTGCTCATAGATGAACACCCGTTCTTTCTCTTCCTTTACTTCGTAGTGCTCACCGACATAAACGACATCTTTGTTTGTCCAGGTGAACACCCAATCAGTGTCGGGGTTTTGAAAGTCTGGGTAGTTTTCCGGGTCAATCCCTTCCTCTTCAGCGAATGCCTCCCACCCCTCAATGCTCATTGCGTTAATTAGCGTAACGTGGTGGGCGTCGGACTTGTCCATCATCTTGCTGTTGCAGTCCCATATCACATGGGTACATGCCTCATGAATCGGAACGCGGCGGATCACCTGGTTATTACTGGTCGGGTCTTGATCTTCGTAGTCGGTAACCAGCCGCCACGCTGCGACACCACACTCAAGCTGCTCACGTACTGCTACGTTAACGGCAATCTTTGCTGAGTTGTGACGCATGTCAGTACGATACATGCCCATGAGAATGTCAGCGGCATCAGGGTCGGCTCCATCCTTTGGCTTATACATCACTTCAATTGGGTTCTGGCGCATCTCTGCAACCAGCTTACGAACCACCGGGCGAACAATGTCGAACTGTCCGCGATACTGTAGGGTTGTGTAATTAGATAACCAGTCATCCCATTGCGATACACGACTAAAGAATAAATCGTTAGCCGCTTCAGTCCGCGCCTCATCGCTTGCCGTCCAATCCCGATCAAATGAGGTCAGGATCGCCAGCAATTTATTATCATCGGCCATCATCTGCCTCTTCGTTGAATTGGTTTAATCGGTGCGGGGAGTTTTTTCTCTTTAGGTTTTTTAATGTCGCGCATCATCTTGGCGAAACGGCGCATCATGTATCCGTAGCGGACAGCAGAAAGAATGTCGTCATTCAGCTTAACTATCTTCCCGTTATCGTCTCGGTGATAAAGTCGGAACTCTTCGAAGAATGGCTCACATGTATTGAACACTTTGAATCTTCCTTCAAGCATCATGTCCCTTATTTCAACTATGCCTGGCTCAACAGCATTGCCGCCATCGGGCCATGTCGCATGGTCTTTCAGCATCATGAATCCAGCGTCGGCATACTGTTCTTTTAACTGTTCGCCGCCGCCCTTCTCATGTTGATTGCCGTCATGAGGCCATGCTGTGGGGATCTTCTGGTTCCATGCTTTAACTGCGCTCCATGCTTCAGTCGCCGTCTTCTCTTTCTGCTTCCAAGTTCTGGAAACGTAAATGACATCCTCGTCTTTATCCCACCACAGTTGCACCTGTGCTTGTGGGTGATCCCACCCAAAGTCACAGGCATTGATAACATAGAAGTGGTCAGGGCATTCGAACGGCTGGCACTTGATAGTTTCTTCAGGTATCTGGAAGATGCGCCCACTACCCATTGTTGGGATACCGCGAGATCGAGCGTCGCGCTCATGCTCTGGGTAAGAGGCAATGATTTGCTCTTTCTGACTATCAGTGTAGTGGTCGGCATCGTAGATTGTCATTGTGACAACCTTTTGTGCCTTGCTTGGGTTTTTAAGAAACTTGGTTACAACGTCAGACATACCCATTAAAGGGGTGAACGTCAGTAGTGAGAACTGCCCATATTTATTGGTACGAGTTAACCCTTCACTATAAATACTGTACGGAGGTTCCTCATCGAACCAGACGCCATGAATGGTATCACCCTGCCAACGAGCACGGCCTTGCGAGTATGGTTTGAAGTAGCAGATAGAAACGCCATCAACCACGCCATCAGCTGTGTGATGCTGAATCAGAAGGTGATCAACAAGGTTCGGAAAGAATGGTGATTTCTTCCAGCTAATGATGTCTTCTTTAGGGATTGACCCGTAACCTGGCTCGTCGTTTTCTTCAATACGGCCACAAAGAATACGCTGTGTAGTTTTGGTTACGGTTTCGTTAGTCTCACCACCAACCCAGAACACAACTGGCTCGTTGAATCGCTTACCTTCCCACTTGCCACCATAAGCACCATCATCAGGGTATCCAGTTGTGCCTGGATAACGCCCAGTTAGATGGAATGCCACCTCAGCGCCGCCAGTGTATGACTTGCCAAGCTGGTTACCTGCCATGAAGCAGCGCTCTGGATACTCGCCGCCAGAATCAATGAATTCGCGTTGTTTTCCATATGGTTTGAAGTCGTAAAGTTGATGGGTATTGCGGTAGTGGTTCTCTTCCTCAAGAAGCTCAAGCAATTCTATTTGCTCGTCTTCTGTCAACTCATCAAGAATCGTATCCATTTCCACGGTTGAATAACTCCTTGATGCGAGAGCGGCGCTTATCGCGATCTCCCTTATCAGGTGTCACGTCTTCAACTTGCGACTGCTCTTTGAGGCCCAAGTCACGGGCGATGATGTTTGCGTTAAGAAGGTCGGCTGCTGCCCCGGAGAACTTCTGGTCGTAGATGACTTTCTCGGCTCGCGTAGTGATCACCGATAAATCTTCACGAACCCGGAATGTCTGCCATGTGCTATCGGCGATATCGAGGAACAAGCAAAGCCCCGTTAAGGTCATGGCTCGCATTTTTGCAATCGGCTCTTGCGTTACTGCTCCCTGATAGGCGAATGCTTTCATCTCCCATAATGGGTTAGCTTCCACCCATTCGAAATATTCACAACAGGCCGCCCAGAGAGCATCAGCCGATTCAAACTTCGGGTTGCGCCCATGACTACTGCGGGCCTCCCAGAATCGGTTACCCTTTGGTGCTGCCATCTCTCTATCCTCGTTAACTCATTATCCAGCCCACTCAGTGAATAGGCTGTGTAATTGGTTATGCAGTAACACCGGAAGCCTTCACAGCAGCCAGCAATGCGTTGTACTTAGCCGATAACGTGGCGAAGTCGTTCTTGATGGCAGTGATAGCTGCGTTAGTAGATGTCAGTGATGCGGCCGTGGCGTCAGTTGTTGCCGCGGTAGCGGCCGGAACTGCTGCTACAGTGTTACCGCCTGATGTGCCACCAGATGAGTCAGTGATGGCAACAATAGCTGTTTGCTGCAGTACGCCACCGCGATCGGTTGATGTCGGTACCTTGTTACCGGCCATTGCTGTAGTTACGGTTGTGCCAATCACTGGTGCAAACGTAGAAGGCTTTCCGGTGATGTCTGCCCAGGCCGCCCCGGTGCCATTTTTGGTGTACACTGCTTCAAACGCTGACTTGCTCATGTAGAACATCGGGCCACCGGTACGACTCACTAGGTAACCTGTAGCCACCGGCCGGTATTGCTGCATGAAATCGTCGGTAACAGTCACTACCGGGAAGCTGTTCGTTGGTTTGATTTCACCGTAACCGGTATCCAACTGCTTAACCGAGGTGATATCAATGGCATTAACAATCTCATTGTTGCCCGTATAAGCTGGCCAGTTGTTATTCATGATTACCTCAATTGAATTTAGTCGAATAGTGATAGCGCCTCTTGGCACTCTTTGATTGCTTTCTCTGTTCTGGATACAAGACCAGATTCATTCGCAGCGAGTGCGTATTGGTCTTTAAATAACTCTTGTTTAAGCGGATCATCTTTAATGAAGTCGATAGCTTTCTGGGCCGCCGCGGTGTCTTTCATTACCAGCCGGAGAATTTCTAATCGACTGGCTTGTATTGGTGTAAGTCCGGTTATTTGTTCAGACATAATTGTCTCCGTTGGTTGGCATTATCACAGGCACTCGTAAATGCCTGCTGTAATGTCAGCGACAGCTAGATCTTGGTATGAACGTGTGTTGATGAATGCTACTTAAACCTCTCACCAGCGCTGATTTGTAATGCCAAGTGCTAACCGTTGCTCCGCATTCATTCATTACATAAGCCGTGTCATGGCTATCTGATGTTTCGCCTTCATTCAAAGTGAGTTTGTCGCTCTCACCTTTCTGGTCAGTGAAATAGATTGTGTTCTCGTTGCGCTTGAACTCTGGATCTGCAATCTCTTTCAGAATTTCATTGCCGGTATGACTCACTATTTTCAATGTCAGCATTCTTCTATTCCTTCTTCTGGTTTAGTTTTTGTTCGCAGCTTTGCCACGTCTTCACAGAGTTGCTACACCACTTACGGCTTACCCGTCAGCAAGATAGGCCCAGTGAAACAGGCGATCACCTCCATCGAGAGAAGCTATCTATTCCTTGTCGGGGGAATTCTACTTAGCCAGGCACACGTTATTGATATACGCCTGCAAGCCGTTTATTTGGCTGGTTGCAATTCCGATGCGCTCTCTGAGACTGATATAATCCCGCTCAGCGGACTCAGTAAGTCTGGCGCTGGCATCATCAGGGACGCTGGCGGGGCCGGTGGTTTTGGACACTGGCTTTGTGCAAATGGCGTTGAGCTGCAACCGCTTAGTGCCAGAAGCGATATCAGCACGAAGGCGCTCGTTTTCAGATTTGGCATCTGCTAGTTCCTTGGTGTATTTGATATCAATAGCGGCTACTGCTTGTCGCTGGGCTTCGATTAGCTGAATGTCTTTTTTCTGCTGATTGGCTACTGCGGTTATTTCTGCCACATCACGCTGAAGGACGGTTACTTTCCCCTGGTAATAGGTCACACCGAATAGCAGTGCCACAACCACAGCAATGAGTATTGCCGTTACCCGATTCATGCCGGATAGTCTTTAGATGGCAGTTGGAAGTGAGGCCCGTCTTTCAGTGTCTTCCAGTTACCGCCCCACTCGATAGGAACGCCAACCTCTTTCGCAGCCTGTTTGAATGCCCCTGCTATCTGCTCGTAGTATTTCCACTCCCACGATCCACTCGCTGTTGGGTATGCAAACACGTCGATAGCGTGACCGGTAATATGGCGGCTATTCATGGTCTGGCTGGCACCCTTGGCTACCAGCTCTTTTTGTCGCTCTACAGTTCGAAGCCCCTCAGTTACGCCGAAATCAACAGGCGATAACTCCAGCGCACGGCGAACGACTTTCACCAATGCCGGGTTAACGCCTTTTAAGTTATTTTCACTGCGCTGGCTAAATTTATTGGTTTGCATTGCCTGCCCCTGTCTTGTTGCCAACGATGCGCTTAAGCACCGAACCGATATAGTCAGTGCCGAGGTAACCGATAAATACGCTCGATACCATTGCCCAACCTTGGTCGATACTGAGCAGCACAAAGATGTCTTTTAGGAACCAAGCAATGATTGAGCACATCGCAGCATCAAGCATTCGTTGTGTCCGCCCGCCGCCCGCATACCAGCCGCGCAGCAAAGCCATAATCGCAGCAACCAAGGCACTCAGTAATTCACCTCTGTGCTCTGCTACCCACGTCACTATCAGCGTCCATACATCTGGGGAGTTGTGCATTTTCATATCCTGCCTCCCCATTGGGGAAATTAATCCCGGCGTATGTCGGGTTCGTATGCTGTTGTGTAGGGAATAGCCCTGCCGCCGTGATCCATTCAGACACGGAGTTTGCTTGAGGGTGATTGGCGCTGACGGCGGGCTAAATAAAAAAGGCCACCAAATTGGCAGCCTTAAAAGTTGGTATGTGGAACTGAGGGTATTAGCCTCGTACGTTTCGTCCTGTAACTTTTCAGAGTTCCACATTCGGCTGGATGCTGCCCAGAGGCACCTCCGTTTAAATTGCACGCGTCTAACGTGACACGACAGCACCCATGCGAATGTAGAAAGCAAAAAGCCCCGGCGATTAACCGAGGCTTCTTTGTTTTGGTGACTTAACTACATCACCGCTCTTCGCCTTTGACGTCCGAGCTTAACCGAAATACTACACGTTGATTGCCCATCCACCTTAGCAATTAGTGCTATTTTTCTATTTAATGGCAATTAATTAGAAATTCATTCTCCATTTCACGTTTAAATGCATAAAACATTTCTACTTCCAGTATTTCTTCGCACCACTCAACGCGGTTTCTGGCCTCCTTGTCACTGCACCCAGTAAGGCGAACTAACTCACGCTTCAATATTTGCGGGTACTTGCGATCACAATATCGTTTAATAGCGTATGCCCTCATTGGACTGGCTTTATTCAGTGCTTTACACATGACCTTTTCAACAAAAGCGGCATCATCTGATTCTTTGGCGAGAGCGATGATGTTGCTTGCTGAGGTTTCAGGTAGTGCTAATTCCCGCGAACGACGATAAAGCTCATCACCTCGTAAGCCATCTTCATGCAGCATTTTCACAATCCTGATTATTTGATCTGACCTATCAGCGCTCCATGCGGTTCTAACCATTAGCCGTCCAATTACGTTTTGACCGCCATCCAGTTCGTGTGAGTCATCCCCACCTAAATGTCGCCCCCAAAGCATCAAAAGGTATTTTGTCCAAACTTGCTGCCCTGGCGTGATAACTCTTCTGGATATCTTCCATGTTCTGAGTAATTGGGTTTTGTCTTTGTACTGAGGGAGCGTGTGGAATGGGTCTGTGTATTTCATGCTTTACTCCAGTTCAGTAATGGATATTGATAAACGTCCACCCTTTTCAATCGGCTGCCGCCTAACTCTGAAATCATCTATCTGCTCGTCGTCCCGCATAAATTCCGCATGCACCAGCGAATCAAAGACGGCCTTTTGCCGGTTGTCTAAGTCACGGCGGCGGCGGTCTGGTACGTGTGCTGATATTGATATTTTGAGTCGTGCGGAGGTGTTGATGTCGAGGTTGAGCTGTTTGATGGTATCGATTACTGCTTGCCGGTATTTGGTGCCTTTCTCGCTGATGTAGTGCCTTCCCCTTGAGTGTCGCCAGTAGGTGTTAACACTGGGCGGCCAGGGTAGGTCTATGTGATATTCGGTCATATCTTCACCTTATTCTCCGACAGTAGAATTGCCTGTGTTCTTACCATTCCCTCCAGGTGAGCCAGGTGCGCACTCTCTATGTCCATGATGTGCGTACGCCGGTCTATTTCGTCATGGCACGCAGAACAGCACCATGCGCCGAAAAGGTCAGGCGGTTTGATTCCGGTACCGCATATCCCCGACAGCCGGTAGTGGGCCAGCACTACGGTTTCGTTATTCCCGTTACAGATGCCCGGCAACCTAACTTGGCACTCGCGGCCTCTAGCCTCTTTGCGTAAATTAGCCACGGATAATCCTCCACCAGATGTATGAGAGTAGGCCTGCCGGAATAAGGGAAACCCCCAGCGCAGTAACTGCAATAATTTCAATCACCATCATCTTCCTCCAGCATTTCTATTGAAGCGTTTTCCTGATCACACTTATCACACGAATAAACTTCATCGGGCTTTAGCGTTGCGCGGCAGAACGCGCAGACGGATCGCTGTAGTTCAAGCATTCTTTCTACTCCTGAGTCTTAGCCAGCGTTTAGCTAATAACGGATAGATGGCGTCATATGTGGGTATTTCGCTGGCAGGGATTTGTTTGGTTGGCTTGGTTCGGTGGGATACTTTGAATTTGAGATTATCTAGTGCGATTTGCGTGCTGCTTCTTTGCGCCATTAGACTTCTCCACATGGAGTGAGCTTGCGGCCTGACTATCCATTGGCCTCCACAGATACATTCCGCACCTTGGGCAGAGATAGTGAATTCCATTATGCCGATGGCTTACGTGCTGGAAGTTATGCCCAGTAAAAATGCAGCGAATAGTTGTGAGAATTGAAAATTGGTTTCTCATGCTGCCACCCTCCCCTTGTCACCGAACTCAATGACCAGCATCTCAGTGATATTCGCCGCTAACTCATCAAATCCCACGGCGCTGACCGGTTCTTTTGTGATTCCACCGTTAGCCAGTAGTTCTATCGTTCTCTCAAACATTGGCTTTGTTTCACTTTTTGGCAAAGAGAAGTAAAACGATTGTCCGGGGCGAACTTTCTCTGCAACTAAGTGACCTTCAGAAGCTAACTTCCTGATGCGAAGCATTGACTGGGAGCTACCCAACCCCAATTTAAGAACGTTTTCTCGATAAGCGGTGCATATTTGCGTCGCATAACGCTGCGACCACTCATCTGTACTACCCAGCCCACGCCGATTCCCGAAATAGTTATTTGTCGCGAAGTATGGAAGTTTCTTTGCTGTCTCATGGAATATGCTTGTTAGGATTTCTTGGTCTGTAATTTTCATGTCCGACCTTAGAAGTAGCTATAAAGTTGGTTGATAATGTTCTGGTCAGTCGTGCGCCCGAACAGGTGTTTTATTGCGGCGTTAACCATTGCGTTGTAACAGCGTTCGAACTCGTCAGGCTCCATGTTCGCGTAAGCCAAGCTCTTTGCCCTCACCTTCGTTTCGCCTTTGATGGTTGTCACGACGTCAAAAAATCCAGCCAGAATAGTCAGGTTATTCCTGAATTCTTTTTTCTGGGTATATTCGTCTGTGAATTCATAACCGGCGCTCTCTGCTGCCCAGTGAGCAAAGCAGAAGTTGAAGAAGGCGAACATCTTTCGATGGAATGCGGGGTTTCGAGTTAGCTTAATGTCGGCGGTGTACATCTCGCCGTTTTTGAACTTGGTTAACCTGGGTAAGTCATGATCGAACGCTGGAACAAAAACGCCACCGGCATTCTTGACCATATCGATTTGCATTGGTCACTTCCGAAACATCATGATGGTTAAACCGTTTTTGGTTGCTACCTTCATCGTGTCATTCTCAGTTAATTCACCCAGATTGAAGGCGTCGTACAGCTCGTTAATGGCCTTCTGCTTTCGCTCTTCTTTCTTGCGCTTATCCCATTGCTTCCAGATGATTCTTGCTAGCCACTCGCCTGTTTTAAACATGATGAACAGGTAACCCGCAAAGGCTAAACCAACATTTAGGTAATCGGTCATAATGGCTTCTCCGTCGAGAGCAGGTTAATCCTCTTTGAAATCCTCATCATGTCGCTCATCACTCGGTGATTATCTCGGCAAGAATAAACGTTGTTTCTGTAGCAAGCGGACAGAATATCCTCTGTCGCACCATATTTTTTGATTGCGGAAGTGAATGTCCACCTCCCCCTCAAGTACCACCAGATTGTGCTCATAGTGGCTGCTCCGGTGCGGCGGGTAGTGGCATCCAGTGGGTAGCATATTCGTCTTGGAATCTTCCATCATGGAATATTGTGACGTCCACGCCAGCGTTAGAATGAGTTAGATAATATTCATCATCTTGTCTAGGAATCTGGTCACTGCACTTAATCCAACCTTCCGGTATCTCCGGAGAGTTCAACTGTGGGGTGGAAGATAGTGCCTTTCGCAAATCTTTTACCGGGACTGAATTACGATTAATAGGAACCAATTGTTCGGGGTAATTGTCGAGAACAGATAAAAACTCATTCACCGCATCAGCTAATTCATTAGGCTCAGCCCTCTTTGCAGCTAACGCGATTCGGGCTAGCTCCATTTGCTCGCTTCGAGTTAGTCCGTTCTCTAGTGGCTGACGAATAAATTCTTCAAGTCTCTCTACAGTGAAACTATTTAATTCTTTCATTGTTTATCTCCCAGCGCGCGCTCTATCGCTGCGACCCATTCATCGTCAGTAATACAAGAATTTCCCATCCATTTAGTTATTCCCCCATGGAAATACGGAGAACCACGAAGAATTAATTGCTTATGATTACTGTAACTTCTCAGCCCTTCGATTCTGACCATGCAATCACTACCTCTTCTCGGCCCTCTAATTCTTATTGCACAATCAGAATTTCTGGAGTCGACCAGAATCACATGACCGTGAGGGGCAGGAATAATCCAGGAGTCGGAACCGAAAACTACAAAGTGCTTTGTCTTACGCCGACCTTTAAATATTCGCTGAGGGATGATGCTGCCTTTTTTAAAGAACTCCGCGCGCGCTTTAAGATCTGAAATTGTCAAGTTACTCATTCACTCTCTCCCTTGATTCGAATACCGGCAGTGCGGAGGACAGCGGAACAGTCATCAATTGCGGCGTTATATCCGGCATTTTGATAATAATCTTCTGCTTGATATTCCGGCAGTTCTAACAAAATACTCTCACGACTGGCTTGCCAAGCTAGCCAAAATACTGTGTGATAATCATCAACATAGTTTTCACCGCATCGTTCTAAGCGACCAGTAATAGATATGGATGGAAGTCTATTTGCCCACGTCTCAAAATCTTCCCGCGATTTAGTTATGTCCATCATGATTTCCTTCCATCAGCATCAGATAAATAATCATCGCAGCACGAAGAGGTTTTCTATCAGTGATGCTCATGCCATTTTCGTGGTACGCCATCCATTGGGTTTTTCCATGAGGGATGATTGCGATTCGGTATTTGTTAATTAAGCGGAAAGAGTCTTCTGGGCGCTGAACTGGCATGTGACATGAATAGTTATAAGGCATATTTTTGAATTCAATGGCTGCCGCCGTTTCGTTTCTAGGGTGAGGAATAACTGTCTCTTTCGGGAGAGCGTAAGCTGTCACCAAAAGATTTAATTCCATGTCGCTGAGTTTTTTTGTAATCCATCATGATTTCCTCGAATTGATTTACAGCAGCACTTCTGCGTCACTGTCACGCTCATGTGATGCTAAATAGATATCCCACTCGCTGTAGTAAATTCCGTTGTATGTCACACCACACGAAAACTCATCTTGAATAAAATCGTCATAGATGGCTTGGAAGGTGTTTTCAGGTAACTTGCTTAGGAATTTAATGCGGAGGGCTTGCTCGTGGCGCTCTTGCTGCTCTATCTGATGTTTTATGAATTGACCTAAGGCGTTCATGCAGCCCTCTTCGATTCGTATGTGGCATACCACCAACCGTCATTTCCGTTTGTTAATGGCATGACTTTTTTTCCGCCAATCCCATCTAAAATTTCCTGATAGGCCGCCTTTGGGATTGAGAAGCTAGTCCCATCTCTCAGCTTTTTAGATAACCCTTCACCAACCCTTAACCTAAACGTTTTTGACTCGAAGCATATTTCAGCCTCAACAGAATCAAATTCACCTGCGACAGCACGGTTTACTTGGCACATACCTGTATCACGGACGGTCAGTTTAGGCTCGGCTAGCGGCCTTGATATTTCAGCCATAGATACAAAAGCCATTATGCAGCCCCTTTCAGTTCAAGCAGCGGCACGCCGCGACGTATCAGCTTGCATTGTTCAATATTGCCAATCAGAAACGGCTTTGGCTTTTTCTGGAATCCAGCCACCATGTTTTGAGCGTCATCCATCCCGATAAGCACCGGTAGATATTCGCTGGGGCCAATAAGCAATGCTGACCGGTACCGCTTTTCAAACTCTTTGGCACGGAACGGCGCTTCGTCTTCAAGCATCCCAGCAAAATCTATCCATCCGCCCATTTCGGTAATCACCGAGTGAATAAGCGGATCATCGAACACAACGCTGTCTCTGCGCCCATAACTGCAAACAGCTTTGTAGGCTTTCGACCACGCCAGTAGCGCCCTTCCGTCTTTACTGCCCTCGATATGCCGGATCAGGTCCGCTGGTTTCGGGAAGAATTGCCCGTTATCAGTGTCCCGTGTATGCCCCTGAAATGCCTTTTGAACTTCTGCATTTTCATAAATCTTCAGAGCATTCCAGTAAATCCCAACCATCACTTCGGAAATCTCACGCCCGTAAATCTCGCCAATCGCCGCCATGGACTGCGCAAACTTAGGCTTTTCTGTATCGTTCATCAGAATGGTGCTCCTGCGTCCTCGCTGCTTCCCACCCAGTTCTGTAGGTTCTGGATGTTTCTGGCAGTGACTGCTGAGTATTTGCCATCGGCGATAGCCTTGGCGTGTTCATTGCCTGACAAGTCACGAAGTCTCTCCACCTGAGCAGCGTCACGCAGGATAGTTTCGATTCCGTCATATCGTTTGTTTCCGGGGTTCTTGCCCATCAACCAAGAGTCATTCAGAGCGCCAGATATGGCTAAGAGCAAATCATCAACTGGGTAGCCTTCTGCCAGTCGAGCGCCAATCCGCTTTCTGCGTTTGTCATCCAGCTTGGAGGTTGGGTGGTTGTGGGTTTCTTTCCAGAACTCAAAAACGGTTTTAACACTATCGTCCCCCTTGGGGGATTTAGGGGGTTTAAGATCTTTATGTTTATTTGTCTTTGGAAGAATGTCTTTGGTGTTCCCTGTTTTCGGGGATACCTCTCCCTGAATTTGGGGATGGTTATCCCTGTTTTCAGGGATGGTTTGAATGGCCTTTTTGCTATCCCCGTTTTCAGGGATGGTTACCGTGATTGTTACTGCTTCAACCTCTCCACTCGGTTCGAATGCCAAAATGCATTTAGGACAATTTGGCTTCGTGTAAGCCCACTGGTTGAGATTGGTGTTAATACCCATGTAACGGGTCTGACCTATACGTCTAAGGCTTATGATGCGTCGGTTAGCGATTGATAGAACCGCCTCGGATACATGCTTTACTGTCAGATTAGTTTTGTCCGCTATCAGGCTGTTAGTTATCCGATCCTCTTTTTTCGACCATCCGTATGTAAGCCGGATGATTGCATTAAGAACGCGGAACTCACGACCAGATAACTCGACCTGACAAACAGCATCCTGTATCTGATTAGCCAAGCGCAGATAACCATTTTCGAGGTCTGCCACATGACCTCCCGATTGATCTGTTTGGATTTGCTTGCGTTGGAAGTCAACGCGCCTAACGACATTACTCATTTGGCCTCCATGCGCTCAAACTCAATTACCCATACCCATGGGTTAGCCTGCCAGCTCTCACCCTCTTTCTGTCCGTAGATTGAGTCCCAAAGTTCTGCAAATGCTTCACCCGCACTTTCATAGCCTTCATCGTCACCGCCAACAAAGAAAAATCTGTCTGCAGTGATTTCTACGTGACCACCACCCTCGTAACGGGTTTCAATAATTACTTCTTTGGCGGTGATTCCTTCAGCCATAGCATCCTGCTCACTGATATCCTGCAACCGCTCAACACGAACGCCAGTGATCATGAGGTTGATACGTGATGCCCAGCGCGGCATGTGGATGGATGGCGTCCATTTGATGGTTTCGCCCCAACCCTCTTCCAAGTCTTCCGTCTTGTGAGTTGCTCGGTAAGCTAACGTTGATTCAGTGCATAGCCCGGCAGCGAATGTCTCGCGCACCCATAACCGATCGCCGGGCTTACCGAGTGGGCATGAAACATCTATAAATCCAGCCTGAAATGCTGCGTTAACCTGCTGGCTAAGGTTAAATCCATCTTGCCAAGCACCAAGCTCTCGCAATCTCCGCTCGGTAACTTGAGGCTGAACCTTCATAATCCGGCGCGTCTGTGTCTTGCGACCACTGAGAATGGCGTTGACCATTTCGGAATTGAAAAGTATTGGCTTCTCGTTCATAATTACTCCTGTGAATTGATCCAGTTAAAAGTTCATAGTGAATTGCTCTGAAGCCTCTGTTCGCGCAGGGGCTTTTTGCTTTTGCGGGTTAATCAATAACCGCATCATTCGAAGTGTCGTTGCTATCTCCCTTGCTTCATTCCCTGCTATTGCCAGGATGTTTTCAGGCTTCTCAATCTCAGCAAACTCCAGCAGCCGGCAGAACTTGCTTAACATGCTGTCCTTGCCTGATATCCAGCGGCTTATCTGGCACCGGTCAACACCTACGTGCTTAGCGGCTTCCAGTTGGCCCTTGCTGCTGATGCCATTCATAACCTGTACTTCCAATTCAATTGCGTTAGTGCGTTTCTGTGCACGTTCCATTGCGTACTCTTCCCTTGTTAGATGTTGTTACGTGACAAAGCTGTGAGCTTGTCACTTTGGTAGTGTTATTTTTGCGCACCATTGACAGTCAACCTTGACCACGCCGGGCACCCGACCGTATACCGGGTCGTTCGGTTACTCAGTTGTTTGTTAAGCTGCCTTGGTTGCAGCTTGCATGTATCTTTGCGGGTAAAGAATTTGCATCTCAGTAATCATTCCGTCGTAAAAACGAGATAATTTTTCAGCCATCTCCAGAGAGGTAACTTGGGTGCCACGCTCAATTCGACTGAGATTTCCAACATCACACTGAACAGCCAGGGCTACTTCTGCGATTGTCAGTTTTTTCTCTACACGCATTTTCCTAAGAGGTGTATGCATATTACGCTCCTTTTAATTGCGCTATACGCATATTACTACGCAAATTTGATTTGCGCAATGCGCTTTGCGTGACGCGCTAATTGGTGAAAGAATTAGGTTATGGAAAACGATAAAAAACCCAAAGTCGACCCTACGGTTGGTCGTAACATTCGACACTTGCGGCTTAAAGCAGGTATGAACCTTTCCGAATTGGCTACTGAAATAGGTAGTGACGTCGGCAATATCTCTCGCCTTGAAAGAGGCTTGCAGGGATATAGCGACGAGATGATTAGAAAGATCGCCGATTTCCTAAAGCATCCAGTTTCTGATTTATTCAATCCTGATTTACCGTTCAAAAATGTTTCTGTTAACTCAGAAATTCAACCTGCCAGACTAAAAACGGTGGTGTGGGAGGATAGCGATCAGGATTCGGAGGAATTCGTGGAAATACCGCTACTAGACATTGATTTTTCAGCCGGTGATGGCTGTTATGAAATAGTAGAAAAAGAAGAGTTCGCTTTGGTTTTCCGCAGATATTACCTGCATAAGCTTGGAATTTCAGCAGCAGCCGCCAGACTGGTAAGGGTTTCTGGGAATAGCATGGAACCTAAATTATCAGATGGGGATGTGGTTGGTATTAATACTGACGACACCAGAATCAGAGATGGAAAGGCTTATGGAATAAGGCATGGGGATTTATTAAGAGTTAAATACCTAATTGACCAGCCGGATGGCGGCGTCGTGATTCGCTCGATGAATAGAGATGAATTCAAGGATGAGATTCTGACGAGAGAAGAAAAAAACCAACAGTTAACTATTTTAGGTAGGGTTTTCTGGTCGTCTTCCACCTGGTAATAAACACCACATCATCATAAACCGGCCTTGAGCCGGTTTTTTTGTGTCAAAAATCCATCATTTCCCCCTTCACGCATAAATTATAAAAAAATAATTATCCTTTAAAGTCATTAATTTGCGCAATTTGCGTGATTTATTAGTTATTATGCGCTTGACGCATTTGCGTAATGCGCATAAATTAAGTCCATCAACACGGCAGGACGCCAACTAAGCAACACGCACCGAAGTGAGCGATGTAATCACTTCCGGCCCCGAGAGGGATCGACCGCTAAGTGTTCTTTAAAGGAGAAGTGAATTTATACCCTGTCGCTGTCAGTTCGAGGCGGCAGTAATAAGTTCTCTAAACGAGAGGTGAGTATGAAGAATGAAATTCGCTGTCCGGTGTGTGGGTTGAACTTCAATCCAAGGATACCGCTTATGCACATCGAGAAGCACCACAAGGGCGCGAAAGATTGCGACCTAGCAAAGATAAGGGATGCTCGTCGAAAATGTTTCACGGAGCCTACAGCAAAGAAGTCTGGCGGTAAGACCTGCTTACCACAGGTAGCTAAGTTTGCAGCAGGCTTCCGTAAGTCAGAATCACTAACAGCGAGGTAGGTATGAAATTTCGCGTTTGGCATATCCCACAAGTACCAATGAAGCCGTTTCAGGTTGAAGTGGCAAGTGTCGAAGAGGGCGTACGTATGATGAATGCGCTGGCTGACTACGACCTTTTTCAATACGAGAACAACATCAAGCCGGACTACTGCAACATGAACGGCCTGCAAATGTGGGATGAAAGCCTTACTGAAGAAGACATGGCTGGCATGGAACTTACAGACAAGTGGGTTGACTGGTACAGCGATGAATATGAAGACCCTCGCGAGTATGTCGAGTCTCAGAATCGTACTGATAATTTAGAAGCCCACCACATAGTTAAGGGGTAAGAGAATGAGTCGACGGCTTGAAATATTGAAAGGGTCGCTGATAAAGAAAGAGACGCTGTTCGATGAAAAGCTTCAGCATCACTTCGATACTGTTGCCCAAGCCAACGGGCAGCCCCTCAATGACAAGCGCAATGGTCGGTCAACACTTGCTAAGTGGGATAAGCAAAGCGACTCGCTGAGAACGTTAGACAGCAGCATCAAAAAGACCAAAGAGGCCATCGAGCGCGAAGAGATAAAAATTGCGGTGGTTGAATCTGTAAAGCTTCCGAGCTACATCGAATCCGCTATCAACGATGGTTTGATAACTCAGTGGCGAAAGTTCCCGCGCTTCTTCTTCGTAACCGGCGTCTCTGGCGGTCGAATAGTTTTAGATGAAGAGACCGGCATGATTTCTCATCGATATTTAAACAGGGTAACAAAAGAAGAATATCCGATTTTTAGGGATGTTTTTAACAAACTAAACAGGCTGTCAAAAAGCTAAATCAGGTCACTTAGGTGGCCTTTTTTATTGGCTGGCAAATGAGGAATGAATGATGGTGGAAAAGTTAAAGCGGGATGGAAATGTGGCAGTTTTATATTCGCCGGGCTTTGGTGCTGGCTGGTCAACATGGAATGAGAATAATGATGAAGCGTTAATATTTTCTGTTGAATTGGTGAAAGCAGTTCTTGGCGAGATTGATAAAACACCTATTCAGGTGGCTAACGAACTTTTCCCTGAGGCTTATGACGGTGGAGTTGAACAGTTAAAAGTTGAATGGATACCTGAAGGATTAATGTTTGAAATTGAAGAGTACGACGGCTCAGAAAGCATTAACTATAAAGACCGTGGGGGCTGGGTAATAGCTTAGCTAAACCATCAAACCCCAGTGACCTTACCCCTGCCACTTAACCGGTGGCAGCAATAAGACCACTAGATGAGGTGATGCATGGAAATCGAGATTACTGTAACGCAGCGTGAGCTTGATAATTATTTTGACGGAGAAGTTAACGACCTTAAGCAGCGTGTTGTTGATGATTTAGATGAGGCCCGAGATTACCCCGGCTTCAATGTCACTGTTAATTTAATTCCTGAAGCAATGATTAAGGCGAGAGGGTGAGATATGAAGCACTACTACATGGTTTTGGATTCGAGAGCGCAAGTTGATAGCGATAGCGCTGTTGTTCTTGAGTGCCTTGGTAATCATCGTCCATCAATGAAAAGCTTGAGTAAAGACTGGGGGCAGCAAGGCGCTGTGCTCGTGAAATATAACCAATCTGGCAATGAGTTAACGAACGAAGAAATAGTCGCCGTTATACCTTAACCCTCCCCACCCCCACCAATCCCCAGAGGATATGCCAATGGAGACTGTAAGCGCGGTTGAATTCAGTATGTTCATCGCAGAATATAAAAGGCCAATAAATATTGATTGCTGCCAGATGGGGGCAACACCAATATTTAATTATCATGACAAAACACTAGGAAGATTGTCATATAACCAGCGCATCGCTTCGATGAAAAAAATTTATGACCATAAATATCAAGATACTGGTGAATTTGAATATCGTATCAATACGGAAGTAAAAGCTCTTTACTCTAAAACTGGATCACCAGTAAAGATTAAAACCGTTGAAATTATAGCCATGAATGGCTCGTTAATTTTAATGAAAAGAGTATCAGGAAAACTTGAAGCAAGAAAAGTAGCAGCAGAATACAACGCCAAAACTTACAACTTCTAAGAAAACCAAATAATCAATCCCCAGAGTAAATAACTGACAACTGTCGGTGTTTTGCTGTGGGACAAACACAAGGAAATGAGCATGAGTGATGAAAAAAAGGAACTGGCGCTCGTCACCTTGCCAGCCGAAAAAGTAGATTTGGAAGTTGCATTACTGAATGACAAGTTCATCGATGAGTTGATTGATAACGTTCGTAAGACTGCGGGTTCAGTGGTTGGTGACCTGAAGACAACAAAAGGTCGCGGCGTTTACATCACGATGGCTGACCAGGTACGCAAATCGAAAACAGCATTTGAGGTTCGCGCTAAAGAGTTGGTTGCTGAACTAAAAGCGCGCCCTGCCCTGATAGACGCCAATCGCAAAAAGTTTCGTGATGAGATGGATAAAATTGCAGTTGAAATAAGAAAACCAGTCACTGAATACGAGGCTGAACAGGAACGGCTAAAACAGGTAGAAGAAGCCAAGAAGAAAGCTGAGCAGTTGGCGGCAGAAATTGAAGTGGCCCATGAGATGGCCCTGCTGATGAATGACGCTTTCGACCGTGATGCCAAAGCGAAAGCTGATGAAGTTGAACGCTTACAGAAAGAGCGTGACGACCGGATTGCAGCAGAGGCTGCCGCCAAGGTTAAGCGGGATGCTGACCTAGCGGCACAACAAGAGCGTGAGGCATCAGCGCGGCGCGAGGCTGAGTTGAAGTTTCAGGCAGAACAAGCAGAGCGTGACCGCATTGCATTGGTTCTTAAGGCTGAGCAAGACAAGAAAGATGCAATCGCCAAGGCTGAGCGCGAGAAGCAGGAAGCTATCGCAGCCGAGCAACTTAAAGCACAGGAAACCGCTGACCGTATCCAACGTGAAGCCAAGCAGAAAGAAGATGCTCGGTTAGCTGAAGAGAAGCGTGTTGCTGATGAAGCGGCAAGAAAAGCGGCAGACAAAGCCCACCAAGCCGAAGTTAACAATGCAGCCATTGCCGTACTAACCAAAGCCGGAATTGACACTGAGTGCGCCAAGGCGTGCGTTATCGCCATCATCAAGAATCAAGTTGCCCAATCGTTTTTAAACCAGCAACCACCTATCCAAATTAACTACTAATCAAAAGGTATCCCTATGCAATACGCCATTGCAGGGTATCCCGCATCGGGATGCTCTGAGACTTTGCTCGACCGTATATTCCGCAACGCTAAGAACGCAGCTAAGCGGCTTATTGAGATATTAAACCAGAGAGGTGAGCCATGAGTTACTCGATAAGACTTCTTCAGGCGCTAGCTCGCGAATCTGTTCGTTTGCACGATACCCAATTGTGGGATGTGGCTTGCGGACTCGCAAACGCAGAGAGGGCATCGCAATGACAGAGGGTCAATTCAAAGAGCTGATCATAACAAGACGTGAGTCGTTGAAGAGTATGGATACTCTGGCCTTTGTTAAAAATGAATTGGAGTGCGGTCGTGTGTCGGCTGAGCAACTGGCAATCATTGCACTGGACGCAATGGGGATTAAAGGCGAATTGGTTGAGCAAGTAAGGGAATCGGCAGCCAAAAAGCGTAAATCATTTATGGAGGTGATTTGTGGGTACCGCAACATTAATCCTTGGTGAATCTGGTACAGGGAAGTCTACCAGCTTGCGCAATCTAAACCCTGATGATTGCCTGCTTATTCAAGTCGTAAGGAAGCGGCTACCGTTCAAATCAACCAACTGGCAGCCATGGGATGGCGTGAAAAAAACAGGGAGTGTTGTTGCGACGCATGATTGGTCGCTGATTAAGGCTGTCATTAATGGCGCGACAAAATACGGGAAGAAAATAGTCATCATTGATGACTTCCAGTATGTGATGTGCACCGAGTTCATGGAGACAGTGAACGACAAGGGATTTGATAAGTTCGCAAAAATGGGACTTCACATGTGGGAAATAATCAAAGCGGCACAGGACGCGCCGGATGACCTGAGAATTTACTTCATGGCCCACACCGAGGAAACAAACCTTGGTCGAGTAAAAATGAAAACCATCGGCAAGATGCTGGATGAAAAAGTAACGGTCGAGGGAATGTTTACCATCGTTCTGAGAACCACTGTTCACGATGGGCAATACTTTTTCACCACTCAAAACAACGGTTACGACACCGTTAAGTCACCGATGGGCCTCTTCGAAACCAACGAAATTGAAAATGACCTTCTGACTGTAGATCGGGATATTTGCGATTACTACGGCATCAATAATGTTCACCAAATTAAAGGAAACGCAGCATGAGCAATGTAACTTTCGTCTATGACCAGGATTCAGGTTTATCAGCAGGATTAAGCGGTTTCATCAATGAGTCTGGGGCTTATATCTTCACCATCTCAGAAGCTAAATATGTGATCAGTTCTGGCGGTGCTAAATCAATTGAGTTCTCCGTGGAAACTGATGATGGGCGCAAGGCCAACTATCTGAATGTTTACACCGTCAAGAAAGACGGAAGCCCCAATACGCATGGCGTAAACATGATAAATGCCATGATGGGCTGCTCTGGCGTTAAGCAACTCACCATCATTAAAAATGAGGCTGGTGTTGATGTGGCCCCTGAGTTTGTAGGCCGCAAGTTGGGTCTGGTACTGCAAAAAACTCTGAAAACAAAAGACGATGGCCGTGAGACTTATAACTTTGATATTCGCATCCCATTTCTGGCACAAAGCCAAAGAACGCTGCAAGAGCATGTAACTAACGCCCCTGCCGAAACAATAGCGAAGATGCTCACCACCCTGAAGGACAAGGATGAGCGTAAGCAAGCAAGCGGTACTCCAACTCACTCAGGAAATTATCAGGGTGATGATCAATTCTTTGCCGAAGACCCGCGCTTCTAACTGATAATCAGGTAACCACCATGCAGCCAGAACAAATACTGGCCTGCCTCCGCTCCCATCCAGATGCATATATAACCTCATTCCACCGGTCAATTGGCAGCGTGGGGCATGGTCGCTTGTCTGGTGGCGCAACTGGCGGGTGTACGTTGAATTATAAAGACTCATTCTACAAAGGCTTGGGTGAGGGGTTCGAGACGGTATCAATACACATCGGCCTAACGTATGTGAGAAACATGCGCCACCTGCTCACGGAAGAGCAATGGGAAGTTAAAGGGATATCAGCAAAAGGGACGATATACCGGCTCAAGCCAGAGTTTATGCCAGCCAACCCTACCCCGCTCTGCTCAACTCAGGAAGAGTTGTTAGCGCGGCGGCAAGAATGCCTGCGGCTGCTTTCGGCAGCCTAATCCCCCACCCCATTACCGGCAGTCAATCTGCTGAGGAAATAGTTATGTCTGAAAATACTGATTATGAAGCGTTAAAAGCTGAGCGCGATTCAGCACTCAATACTTGTTCACTGATTACTGAAGCTCTGGGTATTACCGGCGCGGTAGCAGGTGAAACTATTGCCAGGGTGCAACAGTTGGTTGGCGAGAATGCGGCGCTTACCGATAAAGCCGCCAGTGAGTTATCCAACGCTTGGTTGTTGCATCGCACCGTGATGGGTACGCAAGCGGCTCTTTTCTGCATTACTCAAGGCAATTTAAGTCAAGCAAGGGAATGGCTTGAGGGTACTACTGACGAGGCTCAGTTGGAAATTCCAGACGGAATGGAGGTGAATGGCTTGCAAGGCTGGTTTGATGAAAACATGGCTGGTCATATAACTCACGCCCAAGCATTAGAAATAATCAAAGCTGAAATGAGCGCCACCACTCAGGCTCTTAACGAGACAAAGGCTCAGGGTGTTGATGAATTGGCGGAAGCATTTAAATCGTGGGCAGATGACAGTGATGGTGATTACGAGGCCGAACGGCATTGGGCTGTAGCTAGCAAAGAAGCATTGAGTTTCGCCGCCAGCCTGAGGGGTGAACAGAATGCCTGATAAAATCCAATATATCTGCCGAACTGAGGGGTGGGTATTCCCTGATAATGCAGAAGATATTGACCCAGCATATAGCAGTGATGGTGGTTACGAGTTTTTAGCCGGGATCGCCGCCGAAGATTTCTGGGAGCGCTTCGATGGCTGGGAATCAAACTGGCCACTCAGCTTTGAGATTTTCATTGATGGGGTTAGCGTTGGGCATTTCTCTGTAGATATGGAACAACAACCTACATTTTCAGCGACAAAAATTGCAGGAGTAGCAGTTGATGAATAAAACCATCCTCGACATGTGCTGCGGCTCCCGTATGTTCTGGTTTGACCGTGCCGATCCGCGCGCTGTATTCGTCGATATTCGTGTCGAGAGCCACATCCTATGTGATGGACGGAAACTGGAGATAGCACCAGACCTGGTTGCTGATTTTCGCCAGTTGCCATTTGCGGATAATACTTTCCAGATCGTCGTATTCGACCCGCCTCACCTTACCCATTGTGGGCCAGAGGGTTGGCAGGGTAAGAAATACGGCATCCTCAGTAAGTCATGGAAAGACGACCTGAACAAAGGCTTTGCTGAGGCGTTCCGCGTACTTCGGGCCGGTGGGGTGCTGATATTCAAATGGAATGAAGTACACATCCCTACCCGAGACATTATCAAGCTGTCGCCAGTACCGCCCATATTTGGGCACCCATCAGGTAAACGGGCCAATACCAACTGGGTATGCTTTCAAAAACCAGGTGAAGATTTGATAGCTCAACTGGCAGCAGCAGAAGCACAGATAAAAGATATGAAAGAGGTTCTGTACGGGATTCATAACACAGCTATCGACCCCTGCGGTTCACGAGCTGGAATAGCAATTGCTGCAAAGCGAGCAGTACAGGGAGATGCGTATGCCGAGTAAAAATAAGCGGGAATATCCAACGGAGATAACTGACGAGCAACTCCGGTACCTGATTACCGCCTTCGAAAATAATATGGCGGAGTTTTACCCGGTTGGTCGCGAGGCAGAGATAGCACGACAACTGCTATCACTGCGTGAGCAACTTGCAGAGTTGAAAGCGTTGCCGCCTGTGGCGTGGCGGCACGATACGGATGTTGTTTCCAACAGATTGATAACGGTTAGCGAGGTGAACATGCAGTCATGGATTGATAAGGGCTATGACGTAACGCCGCTATTCACAGCATCCAAGCCAGCGGAGGATAAATGCTAATCGGCTTTGTTCTTCTCGTCAGCTCCTGCGGCTTTGATGCCTGTGATGCCCTACCCGTTACCGAAGATATCTACCCTACCCAATCTGAATGCCAAGCCGTATCAACGCTGATTAAAGAGCGCAGGCCCGACGCAGTGCTCATGTGCAGCGAAGTGTATCGCTAACTCGTTTTAACCCCACCACGGAACGACAGAAACGGATTTCACTATCTGGAGTGTCCCTATGGCTATTTCAATGCTCCCAGTCGAGCGTAAGTTCCCGCTGCCCGCTGAATTGACGGGCCGAATCAATGACCTCATTCAAGAATATAACGGTGAAATAGGCGTCAGCGAGGTGCTTGGCGTGCTGGAAATCGTCAAGTTTGGATTGCTGAACCAGCAAACAAATGAGGTGGCGTAATGTGCGATGAAATTGACAAGGCCCAAGAGCTTGAATCTCTGAATGTAGAAATCGGTATCGCTAACCGCAAGCCAACAATGACATTTACCGGCCGGTGCCACTTCTCAGAATGTCGCCAGCCGATTGCCCGCGGCTTGTTCTGTGATGCTGGGTGCCGCGATGACTATGAGATTGATGAGTGCAGGAAGAGGAGTGCGGCATGAGTGAACAAAAATCAAATGTAGATGCCGATCTGGATGAACTGGAGAAGCTACTCGGCAGTCAGGCGCTGGCATGTGCCGTCATTAACGCCGGATTCAGAAAGGTTCGTACTGGCCCGGTAGTGTTGCTGCCTGCTTACATCGCCCAAGCCACACCCTACTCCTACTCCCAAGGCTGGGGCGATGCGCTCGACGAGGTGATTCTGGCTATCCGCGACGCAGGACTTCCAGAGGCGATTATAGGAAGGGCAACATGAGTGATTATGGTGGTAGCCACACGCCGGACAACCTGAAAGATTTATGGATGACCCCGCTAGATATCTTCACGGCGCTGGATTTAGAGTTTGGTTTTTACCTTGATGCCTCCGCCAGTCACCAAAGTGCGTTATGCGCTCGCTATCTGACCGAACGGGATGATGCCCTCAATAGTGAATGGATAAGCTGCGGGGCTATCTGGTGTAACCCTCCGTACTCAGACATAACGCCATGGGTAATAAAGGCAGCGGCGCAATGCGTCGCGCAGCGGCAATCGGTAGTGATGCTTGTTCCTGCCGACTCATCTGTCGGTTGGTTTAGCCAGGCACTGCAATCGGTCGATGAAGTGCGATTCATTACTGATGGCCGGATATCGTTTCTACGCTCTGACACTAGCAAGCCAATTAACGGCAATAACAAAGGTTCACTGTTATTTATTTGGCGGCCATTCATTAAACCTCGCTGCATGTTCACCACGGTTAAGCGGGATGAGCTAAAAGCGATCGGACAGGAAATATTAACCGGGAGTAAAGCAGCATGAAGAGAAAAATATCAGACGGTACCTGGTTCTGGATATATCTCATCGGGTACACAGTAGCAGCAACGCTCTATATCGTTAGTAATGCGGGGTGACTTGTGACCCCTGAAGAGAGACAGAACGCCCTCCAGTCGGCTGAAAGAAACTGTAACAACGAAATTAAAACCACCCTCGCCGCTCTGCCGGCTAACACAAACAAAGACTCCATCACCCGCCCTATCATCCTGCGCCATTACGAAAAGCTAAAGCCACTTGGCTACAAGCTGGCTTGGCTTCTTTTCGCCATCGGCGTGCTGAATGGTCAGTTTAAGTGGAATCGGTGATGGGGTTACCAAGGAGGCTCCAATGCAAGAGGTAGAGACTTTCCTTAAAGTGAAGGAGTACGCCGCGATCATAAGGGTTTCTGCTGGGACAATTTACAGGAATCCTGTCAAATTTCACATGTTCAAAGTTGGTGGTCGCTGGAGGGCTGATGCTGACAGCCTTAATAAATTTAAATTTGAACAACAGGCCGCAAATGACAACAATGTCTATCGGCTGGCTGTTGTAGGCGGTAAGGAGAAGAAGAGATGCCGATCTACAAAAGAGGTAAAACGTACTGGCTCGATGTCTCAGCGCCAGACGGCACGAGAATTAGACGCTCTGCTGGTACCGATGAAAAAACAAAAGCTCAACAGCTCCATGACAAAATAAAGCATGAATTGTGGGCTGTAGAAAATCTGGATAAAAGACCAGAGAGATTATTTGAGGATCTTGTGCTGATTGCTTTGCGCGATGCTGAAGGGCAGTCCAGCTTCACCAATAAGCAGATATATGCCCGTTACTGGCTTAATATCTTTGGCGGCAGGATCATCTCGTCAATTACAGGTGAGGAGATAACGGACAATCTCCCCACTCACAACTTGCCAACCAGGAAGCGCCTCGCTAACGCAACGAAAAATCGATATAGGTCATTTATCATGCGAGGTTTTTCACTGGCAGATAAAAGTGGATGGCTGAATCGGCGACCTTACTCTCAATCATTAAGAGAGCCAAAGGTGCGTATACGCTGGATTGAAAAGAGCGAGGCTAAGTCGCTGATCGACAATCTTCGTTATGATTGGATGAAGCATGTCTGTTCATTCGCGTTACTGACTGGGGCAAGACTGGGGGAAATTCTTTCATTGAAATGGAAGGATGTGGATCTAGGTCGGCGGGTGGCGATTATCACAGCGGATAACGCAAAGTCAGGTAGGGCCAGACCATTGCCGCTTAATGATGATGCCGTTTCTATCATGAGGAAAATACCTTGCGACAATGAGTTCGTGTTTTCTTCTGACGGCGATCGGGAGGGATATATCAACAGGACCGATTTTGATCGGGCGATGTCACTGTCTGGTATTGAAGATTTCAGATTTCATGACCTGCGGCACACATGGGCAAGTTGGCACGTTCAGAGCGGAACGCCGATTATGGTATTGAAGGAATTAGGCGGTTGGGAGACGCTTGAAATGGTAAATAAGTATGCCCACTTGAGTGGTGAGCATTTGAGCAAATTTAGTGGCATTGTCACATTTCTGGCACACGACGCCGGAATTGATAATAACACCACCAGAATTTCTCTTGTAAGTTGA